TTTGGAACAGGGTCTGAAGCTCTTTCAGACGCCTCTACCGCCACCATAACGATGGCTGACGGGGCTTCAGACGCTTTTCGTTCTACAGCACTAACACTTACAGGTTCTTTATCACAAGCCTGTACCGTGACATTTGCCCCAAATACTATTAGTAACGTCTGGGTAGTTCAAAACTCTGCTGGTAATACTGTAACGATTTCACAAGGAACAGGCGCAAATGTGGTCATACCAAATGGCGGCATAAGAATGATTGCTACAGACGGTGCCGGTTCTGGAGCAGCGGTTACTGATGTACTCGATGTATTAGGCGGCACAGGCAATGTAGGGCTTGGTAGCGGTGCGTTTGGTACAGGGCTTACCACAGGTACAGATAACGTAGCTATAGGTGAGGCTGCGGGTGATGCACTTACAAGCGGCTCTGAAAACACCTTTGTCGGTGATAATGCGGGTGGGGCAACAACCACTGCAAGTTATAACACGGCAGTAGGTAGAAATGCTTTGCTTGTTAACTCTACTGGTGCATCTAATACCGCAGTTGGTAAAGGTGCTTTAGATGCAAATACAACAGGTAGTGACAATGTTGGTGTGGGCGCATTAGCACTTTCAGCTAACACCACAGCTTCAAACAATGTTGCCATTGGAAGAAGTGCTTTGGCTACTAACACCACAGGCTCGGGTCATGTTGCTGCGGGATATCAAGCTCTTACTGCCAACACTACAGGGGATGAAAGTACAGCATTTGGCTCTGGCACTCTTGAAGCAAACACAACGGGTGGAAAAAATACTGCTGTGGGTTTTGAAGCTTTGCACCTTAACACCACAGGAAATCGAAACACGGCTGTGGGAGCGCATGCTTTAGATGCGGCAACTACAGCAAGCTACAATGCAGCATTAGGAACTTTTGCTTTATCAGATAACACTACTGGAGCAAACAACACTGGCCTTGGGTATTATGCTTTAGCGCAGAACACCACAGCATCAAACAACACGGCTATTGGATATCAGGCTTTACAAGCCAACACCACAGGTGAAGTTAATTCCGCATTTGGTACTCAAGCTTTGTATACAAACACTACAGGTTATGGAAACACAGCCGTGGGTAAAAGTGCTTTATATACTAATAATGGAAACAACAACACGGCTGTTGGACATGAAGCACTAGAATTAAATACAACTGGCACAGGCAGTGTTGCTATAGGTAGGGAAGCTTTAGAAAACAACACCACTGGAACAGCGAACACTGCTGTTGGTTCTAGTGCGTTAGAAGCTAACACCACCGCTTCAAACAACACGGCTGTTGGACATTCGGCTCTTACGGCCAACACCACAGGAACAGAAAACACCTCAGTTGGAAAGTCATCTTTAGCCGCTAACACCACGGCAGATGCAAACACTGCTTTGGGTTTTAATTCGTTGATAACTACCACTACAGGGGGATACAACGTGGCTCTTGGGCGCAGAGCACTGTACTCTACGACAACTGGGTATACTAATGTAGCCGTTGGTGTTGATTCTTTATACAGCAACACCACGGGCATAAACAATATAGCAATAGGTGTTGATGCTCTCTTTGACGTAACTACAGAAAGTGCCAATGTAGCAATTGGAAGATCAGCGGCGGCTAATGTTACTGGTGCTGGAAATGTAGCAATTGGATATCAAGCATTAGACGCTCAAACAACGGTTAGTTACAACGTCGCCATCGGACTAGATACTTTAGGCGCAAACACTACAGGTGCTAACCAAACAGCTGTTGGAACCAATGCTCTGCTAACGAACACCACGGGCGGTAATCTCACAGCCGTGGGAAGAAATGCTCTTTATGCTAATACGACAGCATCTAACAATACCGCTATGGGTTACGGTGCTCTGGAAAATAACACCACTGGGGCGCAAGTTACTGGGTATGGAACAGAGTCGTTAAAACAAAACACCACTGGCTCAAACAACACCGCGATGGGCTATCGTGCGCTTTATGCTAATACGACAGGCGGTAGAAATACCGCTATTGGAAACTATACGCTGGATACCCAAACTACAGCTGGAAGTTTTAACACAGCGGTTGGTTATGCGGCTGGTGATGCGGTTACTACAGCTCAAGCACTTACGCTTATAGGCGATGTTGCAGGAGATGCGATTACAACAGGGGGTACAAATACTTTTGTTGGGCAATCGTCAGGTAGTGCTTGTACTACAGGAAATGCAAACGTAATGATGGGTTACGTTTCTGGTGCTTCAGTTACCACAGCCGCCGCTACAACATTAATTGGCCAAAACGCTGGAGATCTTATTACAACGGGTGACTATAATACTTGTCTTGGTTTTGATACTGGATCGAATGTTACCAACCTAACTACGGGTGAAAAAAATATTCTTATAGGAGCTTATGCACACACTAGTGCATCCGGTTCCGATGCACAAATAGTTATGGGCTATAACGTCGGCGGCACAGCAGATAGTAACTTTACATTTGGTTTTGGATCGACTGATAGCAACATTGCTTTTGGTGCAACTTCAATAACAGCTCCTTCAGATGTTCGCTTCAAAGAAGATATTCAAGATGAAAAAGTAGGTCTTGAGTTTATAAATGAGTTACGGCCTGTTACCTATCTTTGGAAAAAAGAAAAAGACATTCCTGAAGAGATGAAGGCGTATAAAGCTGACTCTGAAGAAAGAGTTATGAATGGCAAACATAACCACGGTTTTGTTGCTCAAGAAGTTAAAGAGTTGATTGATAAAACGCCTGACCTTAAAGACGGTTTTGATATGTGGTCGGAAGACGAATATGATGGAAGACAGCGGATTGGTGAAGGTGCTTTGATACCAATAATGGTAAAAGCAGTACAAGAGCTTTCTGCTAAAGTAGATGATTTAACTGAAAAACTTAACAACTGCAATTGCGAATAGGAGACTAAAATGGCAGTAAAGAAAACATTAACTTCTGCGATTCCGTATTCTGAGGATGGAAAGGTGACACGCTGGGAGTTTGAAATGAAGTACGAGCAAGGTACTGAGGGTAAGGATGATTACTACACAAACATTAAAAAAGCTATTGTTTATGCGTCTGAGGTAAGCAAAAGCCCTAATGGAGATGTAACGACTAACAACTTTACTCCAAAAGCTGAAGGTGATTGGACTAAAAAAGAACTTGAAGATCTTTGTCCAATAACTAAGTGGGATGAGATATTTGAAAGTCAGTACGATTCAGTTATTACAAATCCCCCTAAAGAAGCCGTTGCAAATCGTGAATTTGTGATTCCTAGCTAATGGAGCCGCAACACTTTTCATTCCATACGCTACCAGCAGTATTTATGCTGGAAGCACAGCTATCTGAAGACATGGTAGGCGTGCTTAATGATTACCTAGATAAACTGATGGTAGATGAAAAACGCAAGAGTCATGCGGGTACGTTAGTAGGTCAGATAGGTCACGGCCAGCAATTAACTATGGATCATCTTTGCGAAGAGCTGAAAGACTTTAACTGGACGATTCAGGGCTTGGCAATGGATTATGTAAAGCAGTTTTGTGCTGCATCGGGTAATCCGTTAACAGGAAAAAGAGAAGTTCTAACAGACGAGCTTTGGTCGGTACACAGCTACGAGCGTGACTATAACCCAATCCACGATCATGGGACTAAGACCCTTATGGGAGTCTCTTGCACCACTTGGACAAAAGTACCCCAACAAATACTAGATCAACCTACAGCGGGAAGCGCAGAGTACAGTTTATATAACTCTTCTGGTAACGCAGACGGTTGCCTTGCGTTTAGTTATGGCCGAAACAGTTTATTAGATACAGAGCGATTAGCTCCTCCACAAAGTTTTGTGATTAAGCCAGAGGTCGGGAAGTTTTTGATGTTCCCTAGCTGGTTGACGCACATGGTTTACCCTTTTGAAGGTGAAGGAGAACGGCGAACAGTCGCTGCAAATTTAAATGTATGGAAGGTAGAGGAAGATGGAACCAGACACTAAAGAAGTTGTAGAGGAAACTGAGGTTGCTCAACTTCCTCCTAATCCTGAGATGTTAAACACCAGGATGGACGAGCTTAGAGAACAGATTGCTCAAATAACCCAGATTATTAATTCTAATCAAAAACAACTTGATACACACATGGCAGCATTTAACTGGTATGCGCAACAACTAGAAACGGTTACTCCGGAGCAAGAATAATGGATTTTGTTCTTAATATAATATCTGTAGTAACGGGTATTGTGTGTGCGGCATCGATTATATGCAGCCTTACTCCTACACCTAAAGATGATGCGTTGATTGGACGGCTATATAAGATCGTTGAGATCGCAGCGTTAAACATTGGTAAGGCAAAAGAAGGAGCTACAGCTAATCCAATTAAGTTTGTCAAAAGGTCTGATTGATGCCGGCAAAAAAGACGACAAGCAATTCTAAAACAACCAGGAAGAAAACGACTCCTGTTTCAGACGCACAAATAGCTCTGAACGAAATAAGAACCCATGAAAGAGAATGCGCTTTAAGATATGAGCGTATTGAAGAGCGTTTAGCTGAGGGTTCTAGTAAGTTTCAAAAACTAGAAAGAATGATTTGGGGTGTGTATATATTGATTGTGGGAAGTATTTTAATTCCCCAGTTTTTAGGAGTGTGATATGAGCGATGGAAACAGTATTAAAATCCCAACGTGGGCGTTACCTATTGGTGCGGCTATTGTGTCTGGTGCAATAGCGTGGGGATCTATGCAGGCTCAAGCTTCAGCAACAGCTGACGAAGTCGCAGAGATTAAAGTAAAAGTTGAAGAAGCCGACACAACGGGAAAGTTGAACGCACAAGCGATAGAACAAATAACTCAATCGCTTGCACAGATGAACGAGACAGCTCGAGACTCGGATGCAAAACTTCAGACGTTGATAGAGTTAATGATCAAACAAGCCGCGAATTAGTAGATTACGACCCAGAAAATCCTAATCTTTTTTGTGATTTACGTGAATGGAGAAATTTAGAGTTAGTTCAACCTCCATCTAAAAGGAAAAAAGTAGCTATAGGCTGGTTGAAATTTAACCATCGACAATGCGGCTACGGAGCTCAAATTTATGTGCGAAACACTATGGCTAGAACATTAGGCACAGCGCACCAGATAGATGTTGAAATGTTGACATGGGAACTAATCGCTCCTCAAGCTGAAAAAACTCAAGCGGTTAAACAAAAGAGAAGACTATGACTCTTATGGTTTTTATGTTGATTATGCTTGATAGCGGAGGCAGTAAAACTGGTATTGAACTTGCGTTTAGAGAACTAACCAGTTGTCTTGAATATCGCGACGCTTTAGTGATGCAATCAACTCACATACACAACCTAGTTCTTGGTCGGAAGTCGAATAAATTCGACGCATATTGTGAGGTAAGACTTATACCTTCAACCGAAGCTGGTAAAGGCAATTATATATTTAGAGATCCAATCATTAGAAAAGAAGAGGACTAATGACCCATATCAGGGTTGTTGGGTTATTTCTTCTCTTAGGTATAATAATTAAAGCTAAGGATAAAGATGAACGCTAAAAAACTAGAACCAAAATCTCGTTATGCGGAGTACGACACAGACGGAGACGGGATAGTAAGCGATGAAGAACTCGCACGACATCAAGAAATGTTGCAGCTGGAGCTTCAAGAAGAAAAAGCCGATAGCCAGCGTAAAATGGCTTGGGTGGCTATGATCAGTATGTGCGTGTTTGCTTTACTTCCTCTTGCTCCTTTCGTTCCTGCTGATCGTCTCTCTACATTAGCTTCTCTAAGTGATATGTTGTTTTTATCTCAAGCTAGTGTTGTAGGTTTGTATTTCGGAGCTACCGCATACATGGCGAGAAAATGATAGGGTTTAAACTTAGTGCAGGATTAGGAATTGCTTTAATTGCTTTAGCAGGGGCTTTTAAACTTTACTACGATAAATCACAAGCAGAGCTTGATTCATTTCAGTTACAGTTAGAGCGTTCAATTCAGAATGAAAAAATCTTAGAAAGTACGATTGCAGAACAAAATGAAAACCTTGAACAAACTCTTGAAAATCAAAAACTTATGATTGCTCAAGTAGAAAGATTGAGTGAAGAAAATCAGAAAGCTCAGGTAGAGGTTGACACTATTAGAAAAAAGTTCGCGAAGCACAATATGGATGTGCTATCCCTAAGAAAGCCTAAGTTAATTCAGAAAATTATAAACAAAGGAACTAAAGAGGTGTTAACTGAACTTGAAAACATCACTGACCCACAACAATTTAATGAAACTGATCCTGTTCTTACTGCTACTTCTGCTGGCTAGTGGTTGTTCTCTTTTAGGATCTAAAAGAGAGATCCCAGAAGTTGCCCCTGTAGAGGTTATTACTGTTGTAAAACAGGCTCCTCTTTATCATCCTCCTCTTCCTAATAGTATTAGTTCTTCGCCTGTGGAATGGACGGTACTTACCCCTGAAACAATGCAAGATTATTTAACTGATCTTGAAGAAGGAAATGCTCCAACTAACGCATGGTATTCTTTAACTACGAAAGGCTACGAAAACCTCTCGTATAATATGGCTGAAATTAAACGATACATTAGACAAGTTTTATCTATAATTGACTATTACAGAGAATCCGATAACAAGGAGGAAGTCGATGAGTGAATTGACTGAGATGTTGAGAAAACATGAAGGCGTTCGGGATAAAGTTTATTTGTGTAGTGCGGGCTACGAAACAATAGGAGTGGGTCGCAACATAAGTGAGGACGGACTAGGGCTTTCTGACGATGAAATTGATTATCTTTTAAATAATGATATTAAAAGAGTTCGAGAAGAGCTTACAGAAGAATACTATTGGTTCGCAGGACTAGATGAAGCTCGACAAGACGCTATGATAGACATTAGTTTCAATCTTGGTCAAACAAGACTAAGAGGTTTTGTAAAGTCACTGGAAGCGATGGCTCGTGAGGATTTCGATACAGCAGCTGATGAGTTTATGGACTCTAAGTGGAGTGAACAGGTGGGAGATCGTGCTGTAGAGGTTACAGAAATTATACGAACAGGAGAGTATCAGTAATGCCTCTTCAGAAGTTTATTTTTAATCCTGGAATAAATAAAGAAGGTACGGCATATACCGCTGAGAACGGGTGGTTTGACGGTAATTTAGTTCGGTTTAGAAAAGGATTTCCAGAAAAGATAGGCGGCTGGGCTAAAAACTCTCTTAATGCGTATAAGGGAACAGGACGTAAACTTCACGCTTGGGTTAATCTCCAAGGCACGAGATTTTTAGGTATTGGAACTCGTCTAAAACTGTATATCCAAGAAGGAGATGCTTTTTACGACGTGACTCCTTTGCGTTTAACTACGAGCGCAGGAGATGTTACTTTTTCAGCGACTAATGGTTCTTCTACTATTACAGCAACAGATACGAACCACGGAGCAGTAGCAGGAGATTTTGTTACGTTTAGTGGAGCCGCTACTTTAGGCGGTTTAGTTACAGCGGCTGTTCTTAATCAAGAATATGAAGTGGCTACTGTAACTAGTGCTAACGCATATACGTTTACTGCGAAAGATACTTCAGGAACCACGGTCACTGCTAATGCTAGTGATAGTGGTAACGGGGGCAGCAGCGTAGTTGGAGCTTATCAAATTAATATTGGACTAGACACTTTCGTATCTGGTTCTGGATACGGTTCTGGTACTTGGGGTAGCGGTACGTTTGGATCAGTTAGTGCGTTAAGTGCTTCTAGTCAATTACGGTTATGGTCTATTGATAACTTTGGTGAAGATATGGTCTCTTGCGTAAGAGCAGGAGGTATTTTTCTCTGGGATAATTCAGACACTGTTTCAGTTAGAGCAAAAGCCTTAGAAGATGTAACAAACGCTAACCTTCCTCCAACACTAGGTCTTCAGGTTTTAGTTTCTGCGGTAGATCGTCATGTATTAGTGCTTGGTTCTGACCCAATCTCAGGCCCAACTCGTTCCAATGTTCTTGATCCGTTGTTAATCAGCTGGTGTGATCAAGAAAATATTTTAGAGTGGGAGCCGAAAAGTACGAATACTGCAGGAAACTTACGGCTTTCTTCAGGGTCACAAATCATAGGCGGGTTACGAGCTAGGCAAGAAACTCTGATCTGGACAGATACCGCGCTATATAGTTTACAGTTTATAGGTGCACCGCTTACTTTTGGCGTTAATCTAGTTAACGAGGGCGTGGGATTGATTGGCCCGAATGCAGCAGTCAACTCACCTTCAGGTGTTTTCTGGATGGATCGTAAAGGGTTCTACGTTTATAACGGATCTGTTCAACCTGTAGAGTGTAGTGTACATAGTTATGTATTTGACGATATTAATGAATCTCAGAACTTCCAGTTTTTTGCACTTCTTAATCGTCAATTTAATGAAGTAGGCTGGTTTTATAATTCTAGCGATTCCGACTTACCTGATAGATATGTAACGTACAACTACGTTGATAAAGTGTGGGCTATTGGTAAATTAGCTCGTACCGCGTGGCTTGATGAAGGGGTGGAGAATAATCCTAGAGCGGCGGGAGCAGCGAGTAGTAATTACTATATCTATGATCATGAATCTGGGAACGATGCAGATGGTTCTCCTATGACTGACGTTTATATAGAGTCTGCTGATTTCGATATTGGAGAAGGCGAAAACTTCCAGTTTGTTCGTCGCATGATTCCAGACGTAAGTTTTACGGGAACAGGGGGATCTGGACAACAAATCAACACTGTGTTAAAAACCCGTAATTATCCTGGGGATTCTTTAGCTACGGATAGTACAACAGCGTTTACAGCGACCACTACTAAAATAGATATGCGAGCACGTGCAAGACAAGCCGTAGTCCGTTTTGAATCAGATGATGATGCGTCTGAGGGAATACAACTAGGGGTAGGTTTTAGGATTGGTGGTACTCGTTTAGATATTCGTCCTAATGGAAGAAGATGACTAAACTTTTACAGGGAAGATTACCTATTGAGCTAGAGCCTTGGGTTCGTAACTACACGTACAATAGAGCTGTTAGAGTTTTAGAATTAAGTTTAGATAGGGTCGATCCAGATAAAACTCCTGTCTTTACAAGTGACGAAAGAGACGAGTTGAAATTCGAAGCTGGGAGTATTATTTGGAATACAACTGAAAGTGTTCTTCAGGTATATTTGGGAAATTCGTGGCAGAATATCTCCACGCCCACTACCTCTGGACTCAGTGCTACAGCTAATCTAGGGGAAATACAGGTGATTGCAAGCGGATCAATAGTTGTAGAGGTTGGGTAATTTATGACGAGTATATTTAGCGACGAACAACGAGCCTCCTTAATGGATTCGATGACTAATCCTGAATCTAACGCTCGTAAGATGATTGAGCAAAATGCCGAGATAGGCATCTCTCCTGACGTAACTACTGAAATACTTAATAAATACGCTACTTACGGAGCCAATACTGGTATTGGAAATCTTGGCGGCGGTAAACTTGTTGATGCTCTAAATGAACATTACCGTAATCAAGTAGACGCTCCTCTGCAACAAGATCCTCCTGAAATGTTTCTGGGCGGTCTTTTAGAAGGGATTAGAAGTGCTGGGGCTAATGTAGGAACGTATCTAAAAGATGTGTTTACTCAAGGCGGGGAAGCTACAGGTGATTTAGTAAAAGAAGCACCAGACGCAATTAATAGTCCTGTTGGTGTCGAAGGAGATGCAGTAGACGCAGCTGTTCAAACAGCAGATGCACCTGCAGACACACCTGTTTCGACTGATGAAAAAACTCGAATGCAACGATTTAAAGATTACATGGAAGATAATCCTATACTTGCTAGGGAACTAATTGGTACGGGAGGTACTATAGCAGGGATTTTAGCTAAAGCTGCTATAGGGGAAGATGATACTCCTGCTTCAATTCGTGCTCCACGTCCTAGATTTCGACCAGGAAAAGTTCGTACTCAGCGGATAGGTATGGAAGATGGCGGTACAGTCCTTAACCGCAAAATGTTTCTAGGAGGCGGTGAGGTTGATGGTCCTGGAGGTGAGAAAGAAGATTTAGTTCCGATTTGGGCTAGTCCTAACGAATACGTTGTTTCCGCTAAAGGCGTGAGACGAATGGGTGGCGGCGACCTTCAACAAGGAATCGCGGCTCTTGATAGAATAAATTTTGGTGATGAACGATATGGCTGAGAATCAAACTGCATATAGTTATCAGGCTCCTGACCAATATATTTACAACCTCTTAACAGGGGGCGGTAATCGTTTTGGTCTACTTCCAGGAGTAGAACAGTATTACGCAAGTCAGTTCCAAAACCTAGGAGCTGCCGATAGCAGTCCTTTTACTTATACAGGTGAACGTATTGCAGATTTCTCTCCTAGAGAAAAACTTGCAATGGAAATGAGTGACCAAGGTATTGGTGCGTTTCAACCTTATTTTAATCGTGCTGCAGGTTTAAGTGAAGAAGCTCTTGCTACGTTAGCAGGAGGAACGTCTGAAGCAAAAGCACAGCTTTTACGTTCTCTACAACAAGGAGAAGACTACACTCGCACAGGATTAGATAGAGCCGTAGGTGCAGAAGGCGAGTTTCGTGGTCAGTTATCTGAGGCTGAACGTCTAGCTAGAGAAGGCCAGACTATGTCTGACCCGTATTTAACAGAAGGTATCGCAGGAATTAGATCAGGCCGAGCTGATGAATTAGCAGGATTAACTGAGGCAGCTCAAATAGGACGAGGCGCAGTTACTGCTCAAGACCCGTATATACAAGAAGCGTTACAACAAACACGAGCCAGCACGGCAGGGTTCGATCCTTCTTCAATAAGTCAATATATGGATCCTTATGAGGATCAAGTAGTTCAGCAAGCGATGAAAGATATTCGTGAATCGCAAGCTAAAAGCGATATTGGACGACGAGCTGGAGAAGTAGGACAAGGAGCTTTCGGAGGCGCAAGATCACGACTTACACAAGAAGAATCCGATCGTGTAACGGGTCGTGGATTGATGGATGCTGTAGCAGGAATCAGGAGTCGTGGTTTTGAAGGCTCACGATCAGCGGCTATGGGTGAGTTTGGAAGACAGCGTGGAGCTGAGGCAGCTGCTGCTGGGGCTACTGCAGGATTAGGTGCTCAAGCAGGAAGCGCAAGAACAGGATTAGCTTCTTTACTTTCTGGTGTAGCAGGCCAACGTGGAGCTGCTAGACGTGGAGCTGCTGGTGAAATTGCTGGACTAGGTTCACAAAGAGGAGCAGGATTAGAACGACTAGCTTCGACCGTTGCTGGTTTTGGGCAACAAGGGTACGGAGCAGGAATGGGCACTTCGGGTGCACTTACGTCAGGAGGGCAACAGCTCTACGGCATGGGGACTGGGGCTTCTTCTGCGTTAAGTGGGCTTGCAGGAACACTAGCAGGGGGACAAGAAAGAGGAGCAGGAGCAATGTCTGGTTATGCTGGGATGCTTCCTGGATTAATGCAAGGTGACGTGTCTAATATGATGAATGTAGGCGCAATGAACCGAGCTAGAAATCAAGCTATGATGGACCTTAACTACCAGAATTTCGTAGGCCAGTACAATTTACCACAACAGCTTATGTCTGGTTACGCAAATTTCTTAACTGGTGCAGGGCCACTGGCTGGTGGAACAGGGTACTCAGGAACCACAGCACAAAATCCGTACTCTATGACTGGAGGTACAGCAGGAGCATTTAACCCTTATGCGACTATGGGAGGATATTTCGGTGGTGGAGGTTCAGTAGAGAAAGGCGGTAAGCCGATTCCTGAAGGAAATAAAGGACTCGCGGCTCTTTCTAAGAAAGCCCCTGATGTAGTACGAAAGATGGGATTTAGCCCAGCCAAAGCAATGCATGGAGGAATCGCGTCTCGTTTTCCAATGACTTCTCGTAAAATGAGGACTGGCTAGTGGCTACGAATTTCGGTTTTAATATAGGCGGGGGAGGACTCGCGGATCTTGTTCAGACGCCTAAAGTAACGCCCGTAAGAGGGATGCAATTCGCTCCTACCCCAGCACTCCGCACTACCCCGCAGAAAGAGCCTAAGAAAGCGTTACAGGGAGCCTTATTAGGT